TGCAGGGCCTCAACCAGTTCCATAAGAAGAGGTTCGAGGACCTAATCAACCGGCGCGGCTGGCTCCCCATCTTGTGGGAGCGGGCCGTGCGGTGCCCCTGCTATTCCCTGAACACGGGCAACGCCGACCCCAACTGCACTTATTGCTCCGGGGTGGGCTACATCTGGCAGGAGGACCTGACCATCGATGTGCGCGGCGAACAACTGGAAGTCCTGGCCGACAACCAGGATACCTATACGCTCAAGGCCAACCTCGTCGCCTGCCAGGGCGACCCAACACGGTCTCTCCAGGGAGTCCCCGTCGTCAGGAACATCACGACCGGGGTGACCTACACGGTCACGGTCTTGTCGGGGACGCAAATCAAGCTCTCGGGAGCGACTCTGCCTCTAACCTCTGATGAGGTTCTGGCCGACTACACCTTCTTGCGTGACGCCGGGGCCAACATCAAGGCCGTCTTCACGAACGTGGATTACCAGAAGGACTACATCCCCGACGGAGAATGGCTCCAGGGTGACGCCATCATGACGGTCTCCGGCCAGTACAAGATGGGCTTCCGGGACCGCATCAGCATTCCCGAGCAGGTCGTCCGCAACAGCGAACTCAAGCGTCGCTACGAGTTGGACGTCAAGAACCGCTCGATGGAGCGTCTCCGCTACAAGTCCGGCGTCCGCACGCTCCTGGTCCGAGACACCACGCAGACCTTCATCGAGGGAGTGGACTTCACCTACGGCCCCGACATGACCATCGTCTGGGGCTCCGGTCTCAGGCCCAAGCATCGCGCCTTCAAAATCAGCTACACCGGGAACGCGACCAGCGCGACGCTCTCAGTGACCAACACGGCCCTCGCGGTGACCTTGGTCGGCCAGACCGATGGGTCTCAGAGTCTCAGTCTCGCCTTCACGGCCTACCCGACCGTGAAGGACATCGTTGAGTTTATCAAGACCAAGCAGGGCTACGTCTGCGACTACGACGGGCAGTCCATCGTCTCAGGAGTTGATTCTCAAGAGCGGATGGGGTATTCTATCCCTGTCTCAGGAAGTATCAAGAATCTTGAGATTGTGGTCGAGAACGAGGACCGGACGCAGTACGCCGTCGAGTACATGCACCCCCTCACCTACTCGATTTACATGAAGCAGGGGGCCGTCCGCCGCCCGGATAGCGGCACCGTGCTCCCTCAGAAGCACTGGCTGAGACTCTGGGAGCACACGGACCTGTTCTCCAATGCTGGCTGACATCGACGTGAACTTGGCGGGCATCCAGAAGGCAAGCCGCGCTCTCGCGGCTGGCCTGAACCGCTACGACCTGCATGAGACCCGCGATGCCGTGAAGGCTGGCGCAGAACTCATCCAGGCGACCTGGATGCAGTACGTCTCGGGAGCCACGGTCTCCTACTCGAAGGGTGACTTCACCATCAATTCCGTCTCGGGACAGTACCGCTCCGCAGTCATGGGCGGCCTCAAGTATCCGATGGATGGGGACGTCTTGAGCGGCGGCGTCATCGTGAACCTGGACTACGCCGAGAAGCTGGAGAAAGGCTTCGACCCCTACGACATCAAGCCCGGCATGCTCCGGAGTCCCAAGGCCAAGCAGGGCAAGCCCGATGACCAGGGCAACAGCGAGCCCTACATCGACGTGCCATTTCGGCATGCTGAACAGTCCATCCCCAGGGCCATCAAGACCGAAGTCCAGCATGCTGGACGCTCCCTGGGGGTCATCCGCCTGGGCAAGGGTCTGGGTGCCGCCCCCTTCGGTCTCAGGACCAAGCTCTCCCCCATGAGACTGCACTGGAGCGAGGGGCAACTCCAGTTCGGTGCGCCGTACACCTGGAAGACCGGGTTGCTCTCCGGTCTCACGAGACAACCGGTCCAGGGCGGTGGCGGCGTCTACATGACCTTCCGGCGCATCAGCGGGAAGTCATCGGGCTCTTCCTGGATTCACCCGGGAGTGGAGCCCAAGCCGGTGACTGCCGCCATCAAGGAGAACCTCGGACCGGCCTTGGAGGCCATGGTCCAGGACGCCTTCGTCCTAGACGTCGTGAATTTCAGCCGCCGCATGGGCCTTGAGGGAGTCGAGTGAGCGTCCAAGAAGGCGGTCTCGACCTCAAGCTCGAACTCGTGGAGTTCGTGCGCTCCGAGTACAAGCGTCTCGGTCGGCAGGTCGCCGTCTTCACGTCGGACCCCAAGACCAAAGAGGACATCCCCTGCGTGGCCGTCAACCGCATCTACGATTCGGAAGACGACCAGATGATGGACAACATGGGCGAGGTCATCAGCGAGCCCGACGGCGCGACAGAAATCCACTACGCCGAGTTCACCCAATCCTGCGAGCTTCGCATCTGGACCGAGAACGCCGACCTGCGCGACCAGATGTTCGTCGAACTCAAGCGCATCCTCATCCGGGCCAAGAAGAGCCTCGGAGAGAAGGGCTTCGGCAAGATGGTCGTGAAGAGCGGTCGTGATGAGAACGATTTCCGGACCTATTCGCCCCTCATGATAAACTGGGGCGTCCTCCAGTTCTCGGCCCTGTCGCCGCTCGACGTCGCCTACGAGAAGGATACGACGGCGACGCCGATTCAAGAGGTGGACCAGTCTCTCGCTCTGGATGGCATCGTGCAGACCGAAGCTGAGGTCGAAGCCGAGGCCATGGGAACCTAGGAGAAAAATATGACAAGCCAAGCACAGCCACAGCACGTCGAGCCAAATATTTCTTTGGCCGAACTCGTAGCCATGCGGCGCATCCCCGACGCTCATGCCTTCGCTTTCAGGCTGTACGTCGGCGACACGGGCGAAAGACCGTTGTCGGAGTGGGTCAGTCTCTACGAAGAGTTCAAGACCAAGCCGACGGACATGCCGAAGGAGAAATGGCACGAGCAGTTCGTTCAATCCAGAAAAGAGAGGTAGAACCCAATGGGCGGAGTATTGTTCGACGGAATGATGGTCATTCGGCCCCAAGCGCGGGTTCGGGTGGATGCCCAGGGGCTCACCCCGACCGTGCTCGGGTCTGCGAACGTCCTCATGGCGTTCGGTTCGGCGGCTGGCGGTGAACCCAAGAAGGTCCTGAGCTTCACCGACCCGCAAGACGCGGCAGAGGTGCTCCGGAGTGGAGCCCTGCTCGACGCCATCAAGAAGTCCTGGAACGCTTCCCAGGAGCTTCCCGGCGCGTCCACCATCAAGGTGGTCCGCATCGACCCGGCGACCAAGTCGTCCACCACGTTGGCGGACGCCGTGCCGACCGGCCTGCTCACCCTGACCTCCAAGGATTGGGGGGCGCACACCACCAACATCCAGGTCAAGGTCGAGACCGGCACATCCTCCGGGAAGAAAATAACCGTCAACAAGACGGATGACGGTATCACCGAGGTCTTCGACAACCTCGCCAACGTGGCGGCGGCGGTCGCGGCCATCAACGACCCGGTAAGTGGCTCCGTGCTCGTGGACGCCACCCTGGTCCTCGAAGGGACTCTGGCTAACGTGGCCTATGTCTCCCTGGGTGGCGGCGTCGATGGGACTCCCTCCAACTCGGACTGGTCGGACGGCTTCGACCTCATCGACACCAACCCTGCCGACGTCTATGAGGTGGCGACTTCGGACTCCTCGGTCCATGCCCTGCTGACCGCCCAGGTGGCCCTTACCACCCAGAACAAGTACCCCGGGCTCTGCGTTCTGGGGCACGCCCTGGGTGAGACCGACGCGCAGGTCATCGCCCGCGCCGAGGTCTACGCCGCGAACAAGACCGGCGTCGTCATCTGCACCCCCGGCCAGAAGGACTACGACCTCTCCGGGAACGTCGTGACCCTGGCGTCCTACCAGAGCACTGCTCCCAGGGTGGCGGGTCTCATCTGCGGCCTGCCCATCAAGGGCTCCCCGACCTACAAGACCCTCGCGGGCCTGGGTCTGGAGAAGGACTGGACCGCCGCCCAACTCGACGAGTTCGAGCAGAACGGCCTCCTGGCCCTGGAGAACATCCCGAACCGGGGCCTCCGCATCACCCACGGGCAGACGACCTACACGGTGGACGGCAACCCCGCCTTCCGCGACATCGCAACGCTCCGCATCCGCAACCTCATCTCCATAACCATGAAGCAGGAGATGGAGCGGTTCGTGGGTGAGCCCGGGACCAAGTTCACCATCGCGGCCATCAAGGCCAAGGCGGAGAGCATCATGGTCGAGGCTCTGAACGCGGAACTCATCACGGACGGCGTGGACAATGCGGGCAACCCGCAACCCGCCTACCGCAACATCATCGTGAAATTCAACTCGGCGACCGGCATCTGCTACGTCGAGGTGGAGTGCTCGCCCGTGACGACCATCAACTTCGTCCTGGCGACCTGCCACTTCAAGGCGACCAACATCGTCGCGTAACCGAGGGCGAGAGGAGAATAGGACATGGCGAACCAGACGAGACAGACAGTCGTAACGGGCAATATCCTCCAAATCGTCATCGGCGGGAAGGTGGTCGGTCTCGCGCAGACGGCGGATGGGAGGCGGTCGTTCGGAACGGAGCCGGTCCACGGCATCGGGACCTTCATGC